CCGTATTGTCGCCCAGCACTGGTCGCAGCGTGAGCGCGTAGACGTCTGCCAGATCGTCTAATTCGTGCTCTGCTGCACGTGCCTGGGCCGTTGCGCCGCGCAGCATCAGAGCCAGTTCCTCGCGCTCTTGCCGCGCCTTGACCAGGTCGACTCTGAGCCGCAGCGTGTCGTTGCTGGCGCGTTCAAGTTTCTGACGTGTCATCTGCCAACCCTCACGTGCGGCGTCGCGCTCGCGTTTGATCTTGCGACTGATTTCCACGGCCTCACTTGTGAGCCGAGTCTGCATTTCGAACGCGTGTCGCAGTTCTGCGATCTCGTCACGCTGGCGGCGGCTCATGATGCGTCACCCCTCGTCGTCATGAACGCCGCCGTGATCAGCATCGCGCTCGCGAAGATCACTGCGCCGAAGCCTGCGCCGTTCAGCACCTGCCAGACGAGCAACATGCCTGCGACGAGACACGAGAGCGCGATGATCTTCGCGCGCCGCTCGCTCATGATTCGACCGTCTCGATCTTGACGTCGCCGCACCGGGGGCAGAACATCTGCTCGATGCCGTTGATCGTCCAGCCGCCGTGACCGCGTTCGCGACATTTGCGCACGTGCGCTTCGGTGACGACTTCATTGTGGGCTGCTGGCATGTCAATCATGGGAGTGATTCGCTTCCTCTAGTTGGTTTGTATACACAACAGTAGCATCATTCGGCCCACGGCGCATCTGACACACGCGCATAATGACCTTCCCACATCAGCGTGAACTTCCCCATCGAGCCATGACGATTCTTCGCCACGATCACATCGAGATTGTCGGTGGGCGTCCCAGCCAGTTCATCGAACTCGCGCGTCAGCAGCAGCACAACATCGGCATCCTGTTCGATCGAGCCAGACTCGCGCAGATCGGCGAGCGTGGGCGGCCGCTTATTGCTCTCACTCTCACGATTCAACTGCGCCAGCGCTATGACGGGCACGTTGAAGTCGCGGGCCATGATCTTCAGCGCTCGCGAAATCTCAGTGACCTGCTCCCAGCGCGCCCTCTTCGAGTCCGTCGCCTTAATCAACTGAAGATAGTCGACGACGATCGCAGACATTCTGCCCTTGCGTGCCACGCTTCGAGCATGCGCCCTGATCTGAGCGATCGACGTGCCCGAACGGTCATCGACGAACAGCGGCATATCGCGCAGCGACTGAGCATGGCGTGCCACACTCTCCCAATCGTGTTTCGAGAGACTATGGCGAGTCAGTTGTGTCATGTGAACGCTGCCCTTCAGCGCCAGCATGCGATGCGTCAGTTCCTCGCGCGGCATCTCTAACGAAGACAGCGCAACGTTTCCCCACTTCGAGACGTGCATCGCAGCCTGTAGCCCGATGATCGACTTGCCCGCCCCAGGTCGAGCGCCCACGACGTACAGGGCACCCGGTTTGAAGCCGTTGATCATGTCATTTGCCGCACGCCAGGGCGTCGGCAGATACTCGGGTGCGGTCGACAGCGCATCGATCACAGAGTCGATGTCGTCGCCGATGATGGTCGCCTCGGTAAGATCGTCAGCCACCGCCTCGTCAACGCGAGCGCGAGCGACCTCGATCAGCGCTGCCGCGTCCGTTTCCTCGCTCGCTGCAAGGGATGCGATCTTAGTGCCTGCCTCGACCAGTCGACGCTTGACAGCGTCCCTGCGCATGATCTTGGCATAGTAGGGCGCGCTCGCCGCGTTCGGCACGTCGCTGATCATGTCGTGCAACGTGATCGCGCCGCCGATCATCGTAAGATCACTGCGATGATCATCGTCCGTCTCGCGAGTCTTGCGCTTCGACATACGTTCAGCGACGGCGATCGGGTCGACGGGTGCGCCATCGTTCGCCAGCGACATGATCGCTGTGAACGTTATCCGATTGCGCCACTCGGCAAAGTCGCGGTCGTTGATCAGTTCGCTAACGTCAGCGAGCGCGCTCTTCGAAAGCATCATGCCGCCGAGAACTGCGCCCTCGCGTTCCTGAGTGTCCATCAGTTGATCTCCTTCAGCGAAGCGACCCACTCTGGGTCATGCTTTTGTTCGTTCCATTTCTCGATCGTAACGCCACGAGCGGTCAGCCACGCGTTCATGCGCTGCTGCGATTCGTTGCTCGCTGTCGCAACACTAGACTGCCATCCGCGATCTTCAGCGAAGCGTTGAGAGTTCATCAACCATGTCATGAATGCTCGACGCCAGTCGATCTTCACCGCGTTTCGCCCAGACGAACTGAGCCAGTAATTCACGAACTGTTCCCGTTCTCGCTCGACGTTAGCAGCAGGTGCTTTTTCTGATGCGTACTTGCGCAGATCGTCGTCGACCTTGAAGGTGTCGCTGATGCGCGAGCCGCGCTTTTTCGGCTTGCGCGTAACAGTAGTTGTATCTGTATCTGTATCTGTATGGTTGAACGCTTCGCTAGCGGTTCGCATGCGATTCGTAGAACCCGCTGGTAGATCGCTTGCCGAGTCGTCAACTTTGGCAACAGAATCCGCTTGTAGGGTACCCTGCACCTGTAGGGTACCCTGCACTTTTTGATGACGCGCAGCCGCTGCTTTTCGACCCGCAGCCGAGTACCTTTCGATCTGCTCGCGCGTCGTCTGATGCTCCGCATAGTCATGAATAACGACGTCGTCGCCATCGTATTCGAGAGACGCTGGCGAGCCATTCGTCGTCAGTTCTTTGAGCGCTTCGGGCGTAAACTTTTTGCGCAGCATCGACGCAGGAATGCGCCCATCCGTCATGACGCGCCGCGACCACAGCAACGCTTCAATCAGTTGCCTAAACGCTGCATCGCTGAGCGGTGCGATCTTCGGATGCTCGTCGAAATCATGAGACAGTCGCGCATACAGTCGGCCGTCGCTAGTCATGAGATCACGCCCAACGCGATCAGTGATTTAGTTGCCTGTTCGGGAGTGATCATGGTTCGATCTCCGTTCGTTTCGAGATGCGCCCACTGGCGCAGATGTTCAAGATAGATTGGCGTCGCGACGGCGTCGGCATATGCGCTCACGATAAGCCCAAGTTCGCGAGCAGCGCGGGGGTTCGCATGCGCCCAACCGTGGCATCCCGTCGTGCCAGAACCGCACAGCAGCACGAGATTCGCCGCGCCGTGGTCGCCGAGTCTTCGACCTTGCCGATGATGTCGAGAGCCGGGAGAGACGTGCAGGCTCATGCCGCATTTAACGCACGCTTCAGCATCACGTCGGTCGACGAGCCTGCACGTCTCTTTAGTTGGTGTCTTAGCCACTGCCCGCTGCCCCAAACATTCCGTTAACGCTGCGTGCGATCGACTGATAAGCGCTCAGTTCTAGTTCGAGTGCGCGAGACTGGGTTGCCGCGTACTTCCAAACGACCTCACCTGTGTCGCGAGCCTCGCGCTCGATCTGAGTCGCAAGTTCGGCGGCGTACCTCTTCGCATGTGCTGCGCCACTGTGGCGCATGTACGCCTGAGCAAACGCACGATCGTATTCGCGTTCCAGTCGTCTGAACTCGGCCAGCGACTCAGAGACTGAGCGCACACCTTTAGCGATCTCGTTGGCTATCTCTCTGATCGCCTTCTCGACCTGTACCGGGTTGACTGGTTCAGACGACTGGCCGCGGACGGCGTCGCTCATTGTTCGGGCGGCTTGTCTGACTTGATCTTAGTGTTTCGCTTCGGCGGCTTTGGCGGGGAGCATTTCGAGCATCCATTGCCAGGCCGCTTCGACTCAGTTGGGTCACTGAGCAGTCGCACCGCGTTGCCGCACTTCGATAGTCGTAGACCCTTGCGAAATTGGTGTGCCCCGCTGTTGTGAACTTGCACCCATTCGATCTTCGAGTTGATCATCTTATTCACCTCCCTGCGTGCTGTCGTCGAGCGTCTGAGGCTCGTCGTCTTCTACGATCTCAGCGTCTACGATCTCTTCGCCGTTCGACTCGCTGTTAGTGGCAGACTTTTCTGCTTCGAGCAGTGCCAAACCCTGATCGGTGATGTGCTCGTGAACCGCTTTGATCTGATCGTTGTAATCAACCGGCAGGTCGAGCACGCCCGCGTCGCGTGCTTCGGCGTACAGAGTGCGAGCCTCGGCGCTGCTCGCGATCAGAGCAACATCTGCCGCCCAGTCACGAGAATCGCTGACAGCGTCTGTGGCGCTCTGAACGGGCGCGGACGTGTTAGCAGTCGCGGGAGCAGCCTGCTCGCGGGATTCGCCCGTTTCCCGTTGGCTCTGCTGCACGTCAACACTCTGCGCCTCGATGACGACACCATTGCCGTCGACGTTCGCGCCCAACTCTTCAGGTGTGTAAACGCTGCCCATCATCACATCAGTCGCACCTTCCATGCAGACCTCAGAGATCGCGCGAGCCTTACACAACGCTTCCGTGTACGACTGCCACGGCATCGGCTTGCCACCGTTTGAAAGCGCACGCACCACCCACAGTTTCGTGCTGTCGTTGATCGCGTACGAGCACAGGCCTGCACGCTGCGCACGATGCGGCGTCCACGACGCGACGAACGGATGATTATCGTCGTCGAGACGCACGAGCGTCGCGATCGCCTTGAAGTCGCCGTCCTCGATCGTGCCCTCGGTCGTGACGCGCAGTTTGTGACCCTTGCCGCGTACGAGCGCAGACATCAGCGCTGGCGGGATGCTCACCTTGCCGTCGATGATGTTGATATTGTTCACGCCGACGATCGGGTGTAGCCCTAGCATCGTGGCGTGCTCCATGATCAGCATCACCTTGCCGGGGTTGACGTTTCGACCATCGCGCAGTCCTGCTGGCACAAGATCGCCAGCCTCGGCGATTGCCATTGCGTAGCGGTGACGTTCGTCAAGTGACGACGTCGCGTATCCCTGAACTTCAGTTCCCATCATGTTCTCCTGTTTCGGTTGATTACTTGGTTTTCTTGGCGGTGACAGTCAGTTTGCCTTTGCCTACGATCTCTGTCGTCGTCGAGAACCGCGTCTGCACTGCAAACATACGCTCAGCCGCGTCGTCGTATCCTGCACGAACCCTCTTCAATGCAGTCTCAGCCTTCACCACACGCTCATTAGCGCGATCAACTGCCTGCTGAGACTTAGTCACACGCGCCTGCTGTGCGGCGCTGCCAGACGCAAGCAAATCGGCGTCCAGTTCAGTGTTCGACGTGACACTGTGACGCCATGTGATCTTCGCCTCGTCATTCTCGGCCTCAGCATCATCGTCAACCTTGCCGAAACGAGCCTGCAATTTGTCCCAGTTCTTTTTCTTCAGCGCTGCGCCGATCTTTTCGTCAGCGAGTCCCTGCAAATATCCGTGAATCAGATCAGCCGTTTCAGAGTCGATCTCGGAGACTGGTGCCAAACCCTCGACGCGAGCCTGTTCGACACGCTTGATCAGCGAGTCAGCCGCCACGATCAGTTTCGTGATGCGTCGGTTGTTGCGCTCAACCCAGACCGCGACCAGCGGAAGCGGCGTCGGCTTATTGTCGACCCAATCGTCCTTGTGCTGCTCGAACACGAACAGGCAGCGATCAGCGCCCATAACGAACATCTGCCACTGCATCTGATCGTAATAGCCTGACGCCCAAAATTTGCTTCGACTGTTCTCCAGCAGATCGTTCGCGACGTCTACGCTCAGTGTCGCGTGGCCGCTCTCGGGTCGCGCTGTGTCGAGCGGGAAGAGGTCGTTCTTCGACGTCTTGATCTCGGACACGCTGCGCTCATTCATAAACGCGTCGTCAACGAAACCGTCTGGCGTCGCAAGATAGTTCGGGTTATCGCCTGACCTGTAGCAGTGCAGATTCGACACGATTCCGAACTTCGACTCAACCCACCCGGCGATGATCGGCTCGCGCTCGTTGCCCCAGTCGATGAACTTGTTGCCAGTGAGGTCGACCCAGTTGCCGGTGATCTTGTCGATGACGATCTGGCGGACGTCTGCCGCGCGATTGTTGATGACCTTCGCGACCTCGGTGGCCGTCGCGCCGTGACTGCGCTCTTCAAGCCACGCCTCACGATCATCGCTCGACGTGCCCTTAATTGGCAGCGTGTGCTGCTTGGTTGCTGTGCTCATGCGATGTTCTCCTTGGGGTTGGTTGAGCGATCTGCTCGTGCGCTAGCCCGTCTCGAACGGGCTGCTCGCCTAGCCTACGAGGCAGCGCTGACATTCAGTCCTGAGGGGCTGCGAACGTGTTCATGTCCTCGCGATACTTCGCCAGCGGCATCGCGCTCTCGTACTCGTCTGCGATCTCTAACAGCGTTCGTCGTGCGCTGTGAGAGTGAGCCTGTGCTGCTGCTCTCAGAGTCTCGTCGCGAGAAACCTCTAGCACGGAACTGGGGAGGGCGGTCAACGCTTCGTGGCGAAGATTCTTCGCCTTGCCGATCAGTGTGCGATCTTCGGACTGGTGGCTCATGTTCGTGCCTTTCGTTGGGAGTGATGCGAACAAGCACGACGCTACTCTCATGTGAACATCATTACAAATCGTTAGCGAAGCGTCAGCGAAACGCAGACATGCAAGCGCCCCCGCAGTCTCTCAACAATACGAGGGCGCAAGCGTCAACCAGTTGACTACCCGACAGGCAAAGTTTAGGTTCGTGTCTCGTAGTCAGGCACCGAGTTCGGCACGACGTAGACAGCGATGGCAGTCAGCAGCCCAGCGGCGTACGTCACCAACGCGGGCAGACTGCCAAACTCAGCAGTGGCACTAGTGACAGCGAACCCACCCACGGCAATCCAAAACTTCGCGGCTTCCTTGATGAAAGTGAACATGTGAGTCTCCTTAGAATTGGTTCTTG